TCCAAGTGCAACATCGATAAACAGGAGGCTGTAGGCAACATCGTCTCAAATATGCGATTAGGCCTGAAAAACCTGAAGCGCGTACGGGACCATGACCGAACCATGGTGATTGTTGGTGGGGCTCCAAGTGTGAAGCACGCGATGCCAGAGATCAGGAAGGCTCGCCGAGGTGGTGACATTTGGTCGGTCAATGGGACGCATGATTGGCTGGTTGCCAGGGGCGTGATCCCTGATTTCTTCGCTATGCTGGACGCAAGGAAGGAGAATAGGGAATTTGTTAGGAGGTCAAACAGAAAAACTGAATACTTGATCGCTTCGCATTGCTCAAATTACGTATTCCTGGATCTACTCAGCAGGGAATCAAAGGTAACAGTGTGGCACGCTTATGAGCCTGATCTAAAGGGAGCGATTGAGCGGTACGCCACCACGGATGAACCTCTTACATTGTTGGGTGGTGGGAATACCGTGGTCCTCAAGCTGCTGTACATGGGGCGCTACCTTGGGTACCGTAAATTTAAGCTATTCGGTGTAGATTCGAGCTACGATGAAGACGAGCATCACGCGTATCCTCAGGAGCTAAATGACGGCGAGCATACCCTCACAGTGCGTGTCAGGGATCGCGAGTTCAAATGCGCTCCGTGGATGATGGTCCAGGCAAACGACTTTCAGGAGCAGGTTCGAGCGCTTTTGGATGAAGATTGCGAGGTAACTGTAAACGGGCGCGGGCTGATCCCGTACATTGCCCAAATATTAGGGGGTTCAGATGGCTAGAGAAGATTTGCTAGGCCGATTCTTTCATCATCCACAACGCCAGAACGACGGCACGTATAAGGACGTGATCTACGTAGAAATACGGGTCAAAGGAGATCGCAATACGACTTTCTCCCGCCCAAAAATCGAAGATGACGAAGAGGATTTTCCTGGACCCTGGAAAGCCTTCAAGAAAAGCCAGCCAGAGGAGATCAACGGAACGCCCGTCAGTGCTCTTCCGCGCGTGACTGAATCGGATAGATTGAATTTGGCCGAGATGGGCGTTTACACCGTGGAAGACCTTGCTGCGCTCAACGATCAGGCAATCTCCAATATCAAGATGGGGCACGATGTGCGGCGTCGCGCAAAGGCCTACATGGCGGCGATGGCCGAGGAGCCGGATGAGTCCGAGGAGCCCCAAGGGGAAACAGGCGGACTGGAGTTGATAACGAAGCGAAAGCCAGGTCGCCCACGAAAGATCGAGGAAGCGTAGAATAAGCCCCCGAAAGGGGGCTTTTTTATTGAGGTGAAGAAATGTCACTGCTGACTGTCTGCCAAGACGCACTGCATGAAATCGGGATCGATGCCCCATCAACCATTGTCGGGAACACTGCCAACTCTGACGCCTTGCAGATATTCAGGCTGGCGAACCGCGAGGGCGAGTATCTTTCCCAGAAACACCCGTGGCAAATCCTGTACACAGAGCATACGATCACCCTAGTTCTGGGCACGCAGACCTACGCGCTACCTACTGATATGCGGTGGATTGTGCCCAATACAACCTGGAACCGAACGGACCAGCGCCCAGTGGTCAACCCGGTTTCTCCGGCCGAGTGGGCGTTCCTGAAGGGGTGGACCACGATTAACGGCCTTAATCTTCGGGCTAGATTTCGTGGAGATCTATTTGAGATCGAGCAAACTGTATCAGCGTCCGAGGCTGGTGACAGCATCGTTTTTGAGTATGTCTCTCACAACTGGGCAGCCGATTCTGGCGGTACTCCACAGCGCAAGTTTTCTGCGGACACGGACACCTCTAGGATTGATGAAGAGCTACTGACGCAAGGCGTTATGTGGCGCTTCAAGAAGGCCAAAGGGATTGATAATTGGAAGATGGACTACGAACAGTACCTTGACCTTCTGATGCTTCAAATGGAGCGTGACGGCGGATCTAGGACCATTTACATGGGTGGATCTGAGTTTGGTCGGTACCTTGGGATCAATGTTTCCGATAGGGATTACGGCTAATGGTTGCTAAAGTAGTACCAAGACAATCCCCGGTTGGCGGATGGAATGCCCGCGACGCTATCGCGGCCATGCCAAATACGGATGCCGTCAAGCTGGACAACTTCTGGCCAGAACCCGGCAAGGTGGAGCTTCGCCGTGGCTATACCAAGCATGCGGTCAATATGACATCAAGCGTGGAATCTCTTGCCGAGTTTCACGATGGCGCCACGCGCAAATTCATCGGCGCTGCCGCTGGCCAGATCTGGGACATCACCATAGCCGGCACTGCGACACCTCTTTCGTCCGGGTATTCAAACAACCGCTGGCAATGGGTAATGTTTAATGGCTCTATGGGTCTCGTAAACGGCGCTGACGCCCCGATTACGTACGATGGTAGTACCGTAGCCAATATGACAGTTTCGGGCTCAGGGCTAACTGTGTCTGGTCTGATAGGGGTAAACGTCTTCAAGTCTAGAACATACTTCTGGGAGGATGACTCCCAAGACTTTTGGTACTCGGCCGTGAACGCCCTTGGAGGAACCCTGACCAAATTTCCGTTGTCCAGGGTTGGCACGTTCGGCGGCAAGCTGGTTGGCATGGGAACCTGGAGCTTGGATGCAGGAGATGGAGCTGATGATTTGGCGGTGTTCGTTATGTCGTCAGGAGAAACCATCGTTTACCAAGGTTCGGACCCTGGGGCGGATTTTTCGCTCGTGGGCGTTTACACTCTGGGGGCTCCGCTGTCGATTCGATCTTTCCTGGATTTTGGGTCAGATTTAGTGATTATCACCAAGGATGGGTATGTAAACCTCTCTAGAGCACTTAACAAAGGAAGGGTCAAGGGCGGGTCACTGTCTGACAAGATCGACCCGGCGGTATCGGATGCTTCGAGGGACTATAGCGGCAATTACGGCTGGCAAGCAATCTTTTGGTCGGCAGGGAACATGCTCCTGTTCAACGTTCCAGTTTCGACCAACGTTACCTATCAGCAGCACGTGTTCAACACAATCACCGGCTCGCCGGCGCGCTTCCGTAGGGTTCCCTCTCGATGTTGGGGTGTGTTCAACGATGAGTTGTATTTTGGCGGCGATGGTATCGTGTACAAATTCTGGGATGGATTTTCAGACGACGGCGCTAACATCAGGGGTGATGCGATTACCTCCTACGACTACTTTGGGTCAAGGGAGCGCCTGAAGCAGGTAACCAGCATTCAACCTGTGATTGGTTCTGAGGGTGATTTGGGCCTATCAACGAAAGTGGGCGTTGACTTCGAATTACCGTCTACTGCGTACAATGAGTCGACCTACCTTAACTCTGGCTCCACGTGGGATGTCGCTACATGGGACGCGGACGACTGGACTGGCGGATCGTCCGTATCCCGTAAATGGATATCCGGCTCAGGTTTGGGGTACGCTTTCGCCTTAAATATTCGGATCGATAGCGGAAGTCAGCCTATCGATTGGTTTTCCACAAATTGGCTGGTCAAGCCAGCTGGTCAAATCTGAGGTATTCGAAATGGGATGGAATGGCAGCGGGTCTTTCTCCCGCACGAACGGCGTAAATACTGGTACCCAGGTATGGCAGGACGACCGCGACGACGGTACCAAGATCCGCGCAGACCGGCATGACACGCATGACCAGGATGTATCTGACGGTGTGAATGCCTGCCTGGCGAAGAACGGAGAAAATGCGGCAACTGGGAACCTTAACCTTGGCGCCAACAGATACACCAACGCGGCGGCCGGCACAGCATCCACTGACCTTGCCACTGTAGGGCAAGCCCAGTCCGGGGCCTCCACTTATGCCACGGATACTGGGGCGGCTGATGCCTACGCAATCACGCCTTCCCCGGCAATTACTGCCTACGCGGCCGGACAAGTGTTCTCTTTTGTGGCGACAAACACCAACACTGGAGCCTCAACGCTGAATGTAAGTGGTCTAGGAACAAAGTTCATCCAGGTTGCCCAAGAGAACCTTGTCTCGGGCACGATCACTTCCGGTGATATCGTCCGTGTGGAGTACGACGGGACCGCGTTTCAGCTTCTCTCGCTGCAACGGGGTCAGTTTCCAAAGATCAAGGTCAACGACGGCTCCTTGGCCTCTCCTGCGATCACGTTCAAAAACGACCCAGATAATGGGTTTTCGACGACTGCGGCGGATACTGTGGATGTGTCCGCAGGCGGGTCTAGGAGTGCTGCTTTTACTGCCTCTGGAGTTCAACTCATTGACGGAACGGCCGGTGCGCCATCTCTATCC